TCAGCTCAATAATGAAACTGCTATTACACAGTTCAAAGAATCAGCAAATGTAGTGACACAGGAAATTTCCGGTCATGATTATTTGGAGCGCATCTCCAATCCATTTGTAGACCAAACACCAATTCAAGTTCTTGAAAGAGTCTACAGACTAACGAGTATAACATGGACACCTGGTATGGCAAACCAGAATTACACATTTCCAAATCTCTTAGTTAATACGGTAGTAGCCAACTACCTTCTCCCCTTTCGTTATTTTAGAGGTGGAGTAAAATTGCAAATCAGAATGAATTCAACACCGTATCATCAGGGAGCATTGATGGTTAGTACCTTGCCTACGATAGATGCTTCAGTTGGATCCACAACGACTCTATGGAATAAGTATGTGTTGTCAGGATTCAAGCCAGTAGTACTATCAGCCTCAACCCAAGATTCGTGTGTAATTGATTTGCCTTATTTAAATCCAGTTCCTTGGTTATCGGTTCTTTCATTAGGATCATCATCAGCAATTGGTACAATAGTTGTCTCAGAACTAAATGAACTCACTAGCACTTCACCAAGTGTACCAACTTCGGTGGAACTTACAGTATTTGCTTCGTTTACCAATCCTAGAGTTGCCCAATATAATGAAACAGTTGCAGCTCAATCTTCTCGACAGTCTCGTTTTGCAGTGGTGCCTGTTCCTTCAGGAATGTTACCTTTACCAGATGTTACGATTAATAACTCAGTCGAAGTTAAAAAGAAAAATAAGGATGGAGTTGATTCAAAAGGAGTTCAAAAAATAGTTGGAGGAGTTAGTGAAATTATAAAGATGATACCCATTGTGGGAGATATTTACCGACCAATAGCAAATTTTATTTCAACGTATGCAAAAAATCTTGACATGCCAACTGATACGGCCGTTTCAACAATGGTACAACAGTATCCTTTCCAATACCAAAATAATGTTCGAGGATTATATCAAGGAGATAAATTCACAATGTATCCTCAGTCAGCTACTTCGATGGATAGTTTTGCAATGGAAAGTTCTGAAATGTCAGTCACTGAGTTAGCAATGGTTCCCATGCTTGCTTACCAGTTTACTCCAACTAATCAGGGTGACACCTTTAACATAGATGTTCATCCTATGGATGCCTCAATGACAACAGCCAATTTTTCTTGTGACTATCTTGCTTTTGTAGCAGGTCATTTTGAATATTGGAGAGGTTCCATAAAATATATGTTTCATTTTATTAGCAGTGCTTTCTACTCTGCTCGTTTTCAAATTGCTTACCAGCTTAACGCAGGAAGCCTTATAGATGCCAATTTACCGTCTCAGATCATTGACGTAAAGGGTGATACAATAGTAGAAATAACGATTCCTTTTCTCTGGAACACTTATTGGAGAAAATCAGGAATATTAGGGACAGCCAACCTATTACCAACGTTACAAATTCGAATGATCACACCAATTGCAGGTTCTTCAGATCCTTCAACCCCATTCATTTATTTAAATGTTTGGCGTTCGGCTGGAGAAGATATGCAATTCGCACTGTTGAAGGGTTCACAGTCCTCTCTACCATGGACACCCGCAACAAGCACAAAAACTACAACGATAACTACAGGAGTTACACAGCCAAGAGCTCAAACGAGTGTTTGCTCAAGGTTTCAGCAGAAATTCGCCCCGATAAATGAGTCTGCCCAGTTCTCCAGTGAGTTAGGAAATTGCATGCCCGAATGCGCCCTAACAGTTAAGGATGTTTTGCGTCGATTTTCATTACTCGATCCCCGAAACTGGCAGTCAGCCGCCGATTTTTCATATCCTTATTCGTTGCCGTTCTATTCAGCCAACTTTTTTGCAGAGCCTTTTTCTGCGTTTTCAAACATCTTTCTGTTCTGGAGAGGTGCTAGAAGATTTCGCGTTTTAACTAATTTCTGCGATAAAGTAGTTCTGAATAGTTTAGATGCCTCTTTTACCCCTACCCCTGGTAGTGGTCAGGTTATAACTAATTTTAACGTTACAGATCCAAATAATCCGTTTATAGCCCTCAAAAATATGGCTCCCCCACCAACAAAAACAGAATTCGAAGTCCCGTTCTTTTCGGAGGTACCTTACCTCCATATCTACAGGCCTGTCGTTCCATTTTCGACTACGATCTTGTATGATTTACCCGTAGGTATTACAGTAAACCAATACAACTCAACTTTGTTGCCTTCCCAGCTGACTTGGTCAGCAGGCGATGATTTTCAGTATCTGTATTTAATACCCCCAATTTTCCCAGCACCCACTCGTGCTGTTAAGGTTCGTGATTCAAAACACACGAAATCTTAG